AGGACGCGGCCCTCTCAAGGCTGAAACAGGGGTTCGATTCCCCTAGGGAGCGCCACGCCACTGTCGAAAACGTCAATATAAACAACGTTTTCTGGCGATTTCATTGACACATCAAGCCGTTGCTGAGACGTTTATGTCCTACATAACGTCCTACGTGGTGATGGCGTGCCTGAGTATCTGACCGAGCGGAACGGCGTGTGGCACTACACGCGACGTGTTCCAGAACAATATGCCCGCTTCGACAAGCGACGCCCCATCAAGCTGACAACCGGCATCAAGGTTACAGACGATCGACATGGTCGAAAGGCGATGGAGATCGTCAACCAGCTGAATCTCGACACAGAGGCTTTCTGGCGCCGCTGCGCGGGCGGAGAGGCGCACCAGGCGTCGATCGACTATGAGGCAGCCGTTAAGCGCGCCAAGATCCTCGACGTGCCTTACAAGCCCGCAGCGGCGATCGCGGCCGAATCCCCGACCGAGCTGCGACGGCGCATCGAGACGCTGCAGACCAGAGACCGCATCCACGATCCGCAAACGCGCGCCGCCCTGCTAGGCGCGATCGCCGCTCCAACCATCAAACTGTCAGGGCTAGTCGAGGAATTCGACAAGGCGACATCCACGGAGCGGCTGGACTATTCGCCGCGTCAGCTCGTCAAATTCCGCAAAGCCAAAGAGCTCGCCGTCAAGGTGTTGATCGGCCTCATCGGTGACGTAACGGTCAACGGACTGACGCGGGACAACATGCTGACGCTTCGCGATCATTGGTCCAAGCGGATCAAGGATGACGGCGTTCAAGTCCGAACCGCCAACAAGAACATCAGCCACATCACGCGCATGGTCCGCGAGGTGTGCATGCGGCACAACCTCGATAAGGAGGTGGTGGTCACCGGGCTGCGCCTGCGGGGCGGCAAGGACCGCAGCCGCAAGCCCTACCCCATCAAGTTCATCACCGGCACGATCCTGCGCACCGGCGGCCTCGATGGGCTCAACGACCAGGCGCGCGCTATCGTGCATGTGATGGTCAATACGGGCATGCGGCCCGTTGAGATCTGCAACCTTTCACCAGGCTGCATCCTGCTCGATGCGGAAATTCCGTTCGTGCGCGTGATGCCGATCGGCCGCGTGCTGAAATCAACCTCGTCAGAGCGAGACATCCCCCTCGTCGGCATCTCGCTCGATGCGCTGCGAGCGTTCCCGCGCGGCTTCGATCAATATGTCGATAACGGCGACACGCTGTCGGCAACGGTCAACAAGTACTTCGAGGAAAACGGAATGTGGCTGTCCCAGCTGCATACGCTTTACTCGCTGCGGCACAGCTTCAAAGATCGGCTCCGCAATGCTCAGTGCCCAGACGAGCTTACAGACGAACTGATGGGCCATGCGAGCGGAAAGCCGAAATACGGCGATGGGCACGGGCTCAATCTGAAACTCCGCTTCTTGCGCGAGATCGCACTAGCTCCCGAAACATCGATTACTGCGTTGCGGGCAGTGAGCTGAAAACATTACCTATCAGTCCGCCGCTCTTCGAAGGCCTATTCCGTCGGTGAGCGAGCCGACAATCCAGAAACGCTTTTGATGCACGTTGCGAACGACCAAATCGACAAATTCAAGAACATCATAAATCTCGTCGGCCAACATATACTCAGGCGTATATTCGCGGATGATGTCGCCAAGCAATTCCTTCGCTTCTTCAGTGTCAATTACGAACCCGTGATCCTTGTAATGCTCAACAAGATGCTTCGCGACCTGCTTTTCTGTCTGACCATTCGGAAGTGCCTTCCCGTGAAGCAGACGCTCAGCGTATTGGCCCGCACTCTCGCTGACGCGCTCGTAATAGCCTAACGTCCTAATTGGTACTTGGTCGACAAGATATTTTGTCAGCATATCCACGGCCCCTGGATACTTGCAAACCAGGTCAGCTACATGGTTGAGAGCATTCCCAAGGGCCAGCGCTGGCAGGCCATAGACTTGAGGGTCAATTGGACCTAGCTGGCTTATCATTCCCATATGAATTTCGTCGGCACCGAGAGCGAGGAGCGTGGCAGCGGACTTGGCTCGCCGTGGGACCGCAACAGAAAACTTATTGTTTGACACCCTCTTGAGAGTCTTGCTGATCAAGTAAGCGGGCTCAATGCCGCCACCAGGGCTATGCACTATCAAAAGAACATTCTTCGCCGAACCGCCAAGTTGCGATGCTGCAGCATAAAGCCGGTCGGAGTGAAAGGACGTAATGCTATCATCGTCGTACAGAAAGAGTACTTCGTAGCCGTCAAGCGAGTGCTTGGTGATAATCTCGGCGACACGCTCGGCGATCAGCTCCTTAAAGACT